GAGCTTGACGGGTTCCGAAGTACCACGGGGGTGAGCAGATGCGGTAAATGTGGTCTGAGTGGTGGTTGTCGATCTCCAAGGATGCCCGCAAGTGGTGAAGGAAAGAAGGGCATCCTTATCATCGCCGAGGCCCCTGGTGAGACGGAAGACCGACAGGGCATCCAGCTTGTAGGGGAAGCAGGGCAGGTGTTAGAGGACGAGCTTCGTCGGCACGGTGTCTCCCTTCACGAGGACTGCCGGAAGATCAATGCCGTCAACTGCCGTCCTCCGAAAAACAGGACTCCAACACCGGATGAGATAGCGGCTTGCCGTCCAATGGTAAGCTCCGAGATCCAGGAGTTCAAGCCCAAGCTGATCCTTCTGTTGGGGAACACTGCGCTTGCGTCCTTCTACATGGGCAGACCTCTCACAAAGGCTACCGTGACGAGGATGCGAGGCTATGTAATCCCGGACAGAGAGGCCCGCTGCTGGGTGTCCAGCACGTATCACCCTAGCTTTATACTGAGGAACAGCTTCGACAAGGCCTTGCGCGTGCTTTGGCACAGGGACCTGGCCCTCGCAGTCAAAACCGTATCTAAAGCCCCGGATTTTCGTGGAGATCATCGAAGGTACGTCAAGACGTTGACAGACGAAACGCAGACGCTGGAGTTCCTTCGATGGTTGAAGCAGAAGCACCCCCACATCGTGGCCTTCGACTACGAGACCACAGGACTGAAGCCCCACAGGGAGGGCCACCGCATCGTGTCTTGCTCCGTGTGCTGGCACCCCGAGAGGAGCGTCTCCTTCCTGATGACCGAAGCGGTCGGCCGTGCTTGGAAGGAGATACTCGAGGACGGAGAGATCAAGAAGATAATCCAGAATGGGAAGTTTGAGCTTCTGTGGTCTCGGGTGAAACTCGGGTCGCCCGTAAGAGGCTTTGTGTGGGACACCGAGGTGAACGCCCATCTGTTGGACAACCGGCAGTTTTTCACCGGGTTGAAGTTCCAGACCTACCTTCACTTCGGGGTGGACGACTACTCAGTGGAGATTGCACACCTGCTCAAATCCAAGGAGGACAAGCAGCACGGGGCAAACGGGTTCAATGCTCTGGTCAATCCCACCGTAGTTCAGGAGCACGCCGAGAAGATCCTGCTCTACGGAGGCCTTGACTCGTTGTACACCTTCTGGGGGTATCAGGAGCAGAAACGAGCCTTCGAGGAAGCCGCTGAAAGGAGAGGGTAATGTTCAGACCTGTTCCTGTGACTGAGGAGGCAAGGCTGCTGTTCCACGAAGGGACGATAGCCTTGTCAATGGCCGAGACAGCAGGCATCCGTATCGACGTGCCTTATGTCAACGCCCAGGTAAAGGCTCTTGAAGGGCAGTGCGTGGATCTCCTCAAGGGTATCAGGAGCGACGAAAACGTCCGCCGGTGGTCTTTCTCCAAGAAGGGAGCTTCCTTTTCACCCGCCTCCGATGCTAACGTGACCGAACTGCTGTTCCGTCACATGGGCATCGAGCCTGTAAAGATGAAAGGGAGTAAGCCTTCCACCGACAAAGAGGCCCTCAAGGCGATAGCTGACAGGGCTGCTATCATCCCGACCATCCTTGAGTACAGACGCAGGAAGAAGACCCTGGACGCTCTGTTGGACATAAGAAGGGAGACAGTGGACGGGTACCTGCATCCCTTCTTCAACCTCAACAGCGTCCAGACGTACAGGAGCAGTTCCGACAGCATCAACTTCCAGAACCAATCTGCTCGTGACAAGGAGATGGCAAAGATCATTCGCACCGCGTTCATCCCCCGCACAGGAGGGGTGCTCGTGGAGAGTGACCTGAAGGGCGCCGAGGTCAGCATATCGGCCTGCTACCATCACGACCCGACCATGGTAGAAAGGCTGCTGGCTGACTACGACCAGCATCACCACAAAGCAGCGCAGATTTGGATGCTTGAACAGCCATCCGACGTAAGCAAGATGCTCCGGTACTGTGCGAAGAACATGTTTGTGTTCCCTGAGTTCTACGGAGCGGACTGGGAGACCTGTGCCCCGACTCTTTGGGCGGCTGCAACAGCGTTGAAGCTGGCTCTCCCCGATGGCACACCCATCCTTGAGCATCTTCGTCGCAACGGGATCGTGAAGCTCAAAAGCTCCAAGTATGCAAAGGACGGGAGCCCGCTGGACGTCGATTCCTTCGAGAGACACATCTACAAGATCGAACGCCGGATGTGGGACACCGAGTACCCGGTGTACAGAGACTGGAAGGAGAAGTGGTGGAAGGAATACTGCAAGAACGGTGGATTCAGTATGCTCACCGGTTTCTACTGTGAAGGGTACTACTGGAGGAACGAGGTCATCAACTTCCCTCCTCAGGGCACGGCATTCCACTGCTTGCTAAAGTCCTTCATCGAGACCACCAAATGGCTGGTGAGATCGGGGATGAAAGGATCGTTCCTAGTCGGACAGATCCACGACTCCATTATTGCGGACATCAGAAAGGAGGCAGTTGGAGAATACGTTGCACAGGTGAGGAAGATCACAACCGAGGAGCTTCCGAAGCAGTGGAAGTGGATTGTCGCACCAATCCCCGTGGAGATCGAAGCGAGCGAGGTGAACTGGTTCAGCAAGTCCGAGAAATCCGTCGCTGAGTTAAGCGCATCCGCTTGACTCTCCATCACGCATGATCTATCATATATCGTGTTCAGAAAACGAGAGATAGGTTAAGGAGGTCCAACCATGGGTCTATATCAGAAGTACAGGCCGACGGATCTTGACAGTGTGGTCGGGAATGAGGCCACAATAGCCTCCCTGAAGCAAGTGCTGAGCAAACCACACGAGGAAGTTCCGAAAGCCTTTCTCTTTCACGGCCCCGCAGGCTGTGGGAAGACCACTCTGGGAAGGATCGTCAAGAAGTGCCTCAAGTGCGCTGACTCCGACTTTCAGGAGCTGGACACAGCGGACTTCCGTGGCATCGACAGCATGAGGGACATTCGCCGGACGGTCTCTTACTCCCCAATGGGCGGTAAGACCCGAGTGTGGCTGCTTGATGAGTGCCATCAGATCACCGGTGACGGGCAAGAGGCTCTGTTGAAGGCTCTCGAGGACGCTCCCGACTTTGCGTTCTTCGTGCTCTGTACGACCGACCCTCAGAAGCTGAAGCCCACGATCAGGTCTCGCTGCATGGAGTTCCCGGTCGAGTCCTTGCAGCCTCGCGAACTCGGCACTATCCTCGTGAACGTGTGCAAAGCGGAGAAGCTCCGCGTCCCCGTCGATGTCCTCAAGTTCATTGCTACCGAGTCGATGGGGAGCCCTCGAACCGCCCTCGTGACGCTGGAGCAGATCCTCGGGCTCCCCGAAGAGCAGATGAAGAAGGTAGCACAAGGGAAGATCCAGGAGCAGGAGGAGAGCAATCGGCTCTGCCAGTTGCTCCTGAAGCGGGCAAGCTGGAAGGACCTTGCAGCGTGCATCCGAACGCTGAAAGCCGAGCCTGAGAGCACACGCAGAGGGGTGCTCGGCTATATGAGTGCGATCCTACTCAATGGGGCGGAGAACGACCAAGCGTTCAACGTGATGGACTGCTTCGGTGAGCCGTACTACAACAACGGCAAAGCCGGATTGGTGATGAGTGCATGGATGGCAACTCACGAAAGGTGAAAGGAGGACGAGGGATGGAAGCACTGGTAGACAAGAAGGTGCATCTCACACTGGTCGGACTGGACGGCAATGCCTTCTCCTTGCTCGGGGCGTTTGCTGCCGCAGCAAGGAGGCAGGGCTGGACAAACGAGGAGATACGACAGGTCAGGGAGTATGCGATGTCCTGCGACTACGACCATCTGGTCGCAACGCTGGACTCGTACTGCGTGGACGAAGATGCTGACTAGAAAGGAAGGTGAACGATGGGAGTGACCGTTCTCAAGGCGCATGTCAAGTACACCGAGAAGATCGAGGTCAAGACCAAGAAAGGAGTCCACACGCGCACCGTCAAGAAGACGAAGGTCATCAGCCTCCTCTCCCGTCGGGCTGGTCTGTCCCGCATCAAGGTCGGAAAGAAAGGGGTAAGGGTCAACTACAAGTCCAGGACGCAGAAGAACCTGCTCGGCTCTCACCCGTGGACTACGAAGAAGTGGACTCGCGGTGTGATCGCCAACGCGGTTCGCAATCAGAAAGGGTGAGCAAGGATGCAGCAAGAGACTGTACACTTCCGCGACCTGGTCCCGATTGACATATCGAGACTGGACGAAGAGTGGCTTCGGCATCCGATCCTCTTCAACGATCTTGCGGAGGCTTGCGAGGATGCCAGCTTCACGTTCGAGGCGATGAAGAACCAACTCGAGGAAGTGGAGTCTCGGCTTAACCTTGAGATCCGAGAGGACCCGGAGAAGTTCGATGCTCCCATCAACGTGAAGATGGGAGCCCCAAGTGAGTCCACCATAGCGGCACTCATACGGGTTCAGCCCTCGTATCTCGCAGCCAAGAAGGACCTACTCCGTGCAGAACACGTCCTAGGCCGACTGAAGATGGACATGCGAGTGATGGAGCATCGAAAGACCGCCCTTGAGGAGCTGGTCAAACTACATGGACAGAACTACTTTTCCAGCCCCCGAGGGTGCCACGCAGCGGAGCAACCGAACATCAAGGAAATGCAGGCTAAGTTCAGGACGGCTATCATCCGTGAACGCAGGCTGAAACGACTGGAGGACAAAGACAATGGCTCGGATGAGTGAAAAGCGCAGAGGATCGAACAGCACGGTGGTTCGCAAGCGGGCGCAGCAAGCGCAGGCTGGGACTGGAGGGATCCCGTTCACCCTCCCGCAAGGGATCGAGGAGTGGGCTCCCGAAGAGAAGGGTACAGTCGGCCTGCACATCCTCCCCTACGAGGTATCGCGCAAAGGGCACCCCGACGGCGTGAAAGTCGGGGACATGTGGTACAAGAGACCCTTCAAGGTTCACGCCCACGTGGGCCCTGAGGACATCAACATCGTCTGTCCCACTTCGATCGGGATGCGTTGTCCAATCTGCGAGGAAGCCAAGAAGCTGGCCGACGCTGACTGGAAGGCAAACGAGGAGACCATCAAGAAGCTGCGGGCGAAGAACTTCGCGGCCTACAACGTGGTACTCGATGGGGAGGACAAGGTCAGGATCTTTGCGGTCAGCACCTTCAAGTTCTCCGACAACTTCGAGCAGGAGCTGGCTGAGGGCAGGGAAGAGAACGCCTGCTTCGACGACCCGGACGAAGGGAAGCTCGTTCAGGTTCGGTTCTCGGAAGAGGACTACCAAGGCCACAAGTTCTACAAGGCCGTCAGGTTCGACTTCGAGGAGCGCGACCCTGTCCCCGATGAGTGGCTCCAACCGGTGGTCGATCTGGACGCGGCGATCATCGTGAAGGACTACGACACCATCCACGACATGCTGTTCGGGATCGAGGACCCGGCGAAGGCTGCTGAGACCGCTCCCGAACAGACCGCGAGTGACGACGGCACCGGCACTGGCGAGGAAGAGGCTGCTCCCCCGCCCAAGAAGAAGCCTGCTGCCCCGCCCGCTGCTGCCCCTGCGAGCATTGGGGGTGGGAAGCGCAAGGACGAGAAGAAGCCTGCTCCTCCGCCACCTGACCCTGAGCCCGAGGAGGATCCCGAGCCCGAGCCCGAGCCCGAGCCCGAGGAGGACGATCCAAACAAGTGCGTCGCCTGCGACGGCACCGGCAAGACCCCGAAGGGCAACGTCTGCCCGATCTGCAAGGGGTCGAAGAAGCGGACGTCCTCCGCAAAGCCTGCTGAGACCAAGAAGCCCGAGAAGAAGCCGAAGGAGGAAACGAACGAGAGCACCGGCAGCGGCGACGAGGACTGGGGCGATCTGGACTGGCCCGAGGGCGAAGGTGAGAAGGAGTAGGTAGCGCCCAAGTGCTTTGGGCTTGTGGTGTAAGCGTTCACACGGTTTACTACCTCGACCTTGTACTACCCGTGAACGAAAAGAGAGCACACCGCCCACATGCGGAGTTCAGGTTCAAGTCCTGACAAGCCCTTTCATCAAAAACCGTCTTAAAAGCGAGGTTTTCTCCATGAGGCGTCGTCGTGCGTGTTCTGATACGCAAGCAGCATCTCCCGCAGCTGAAACCGTCTTAAAAGCAGGGTTTTCACGGGAAGAAATGCTTCTTTCGTCAGGCTCCACTCTGCTGAACATCGCATGTAGCGGGAACCCAGTGGGAGCCTTTCTCCCTGGGCGCTACTACTTGGTCGTGGGTGACAGCAGCAGTGGCAAGACGTTCACCTCAACCGGGATTTGCGCTGAGTGTGCCCACGACCCCAAGTTCAAGAAGTACAGGATAGTCTATGACGATGCGGAGCACGGCAACAACATAGACATCCAAAAGCTGTTCGGGGAGAAGACGGCTCGCAAGATCGAGCCTCCAAGACTGGGGGAGGACAACGCCCCCGAATACAGCTACTACATTGAGGATTTCTACGACAACCTCAACGCCGCTCTACAGAAGGCTGAAGATACAGGGACCTCCCTTCTCTACATCCTCGACAGCATGGACGTCCTCACGTCGAAAGCCGAGGAGGAGAAGGAGGCGAAGAACGTCGAGGCAAGAGAGGCAGGGAAGGACGAAGTCGGCAGCTACGGGGACGGCAAGGCCAAGTACAACAGTCAGCACCTCAGAACGGCTGAGAAGAGGCTGGCAAAAACCGGGTCCATCCTCATCATCATATCCCAGACCCGAGACTCCATTCAGACAAACCCTTTCATGCGCAGGTTTGGGGGAGGGCAGCAAAAGACGCGGAGTGGTGGGCACGCCCTCAAGTTCTACGCCACGCTGGAGGTTTGGACGTCCCGCATCGAGACCCTCAAGCGGAATGCTCTCGGGAAGGAGCGACAGGTCGGAATTCAGGTGAAGGCACAGGTCAAGAAGAACCGGCTCACAGGACAAGAGCCTGCCGTGGAATTCCCAATCTACTACGCCTATGGGATCGACGATGTGGGCTCCTGCATCGACTTCTTGATCGAGGAGAAGGTGATCGGGAAGATGACCCAGGCATCCAAGGATCAGCTTGCCCACGACTACGACGATGGCGGAGAGAAGATGGAGGAACTGAGGCAGATGGTGTGGGACCGCTGGCAAGAGATTGCCCGAGAGAGCAACCGAGTTGAAAGGAGAGTACGCTATGGGCATGAAGAGCAGGAAGATGGTGTTTGAAGGGAAGGAGTACGAGCAGTCAACACCAATGCGAGCAATCCGAGCCAAGTGCATCGACTGCTCGGGAGGGGTGTCGAAAGAGGTAAGACGCTGCCCTTGTGCTGAATGTCCTCTCTACCCTTTCCGAATGGGCAAGAACCCGTTCTCTGGTGCTCTCAGGCAACAGACAAAGGAAGGGATCGAAGACTGCGAGCTAATGGAGTTCTGAGCCGTGAGACCTTCGACCAAGGGACGGTCGTTTCGCAAGAACCGACGCTGGATCTTCCTCGACTGCAACCTGCTGTGCTGGGCGGCTGCTCACACCATGGGTGAACTGAGTGCAGGGGAAGAGGATACGGGAGTGCTGTTCGGCTTTCTCTCCAGGCTGCAATTCCTGGTTCGGCTCTTCAAGACCAGTAACGTGGTGTTCTGTTGGGACAGCAGGTTCTCCTTCCGTCGGCAGGAATTCAACGACTACAAGAAAGGGAGGCACGACAAGGAGGACGAAACGGAAGCGCAGAAGCAGGCCTACCTTTCTACTCTGAGGCAGATCAACCTGCTGCAGGAC